AGGACAGCCCTATTAGCTGGTAAAACCACACCAGAATCCATTGTAGGGCAGGAAGCCGCAGAACGGTTAGGCTTACCACTACTCACGGTTTCTCAGCTCACCGATAATCCTGTTATTAAAAGGATTCAAGGTCAGGTCGCAGGGTTGTCTAAAACGCCGCAACAAGTGTTCAATAACCAGCAATCTAAATTGTGGCAGTTGTTAGACCAAAAGGCCAAATCACCAGATGGTTTAGAAGGGTTTACTGCGGCAGAACTACGCCAGTATTTAGATTTGTCTGCTCGTAGGCTCAGCACAGAGCTTGACAATATGTATAAACTCCGTGCAGAAGGTGCGAATGTCGACACCAAAACGCTACAGAAAACGCAAGAAGATATCCGTATGCTTACAGGCCAGTTGGATAAAAGTCTGCGGGAAGTAACTGACGACGCATACCTTCGAGCTTTTGAAATTGCAGGAGGCGGCAGAGATATGCCTCCTGTTGTTTTTGATTTAGCTCCTGTTAAAGAGGTAGCCCAAAATATTCGGGTAGGCACACAAACTCGTGCTGGCACAACCGAAGCTAAAACAGAGGTTGTGGAAACAAGCGTGTTAGGTCCGGATGGTAAACCTATTACCCGCACTGTCACTACACCAGCTAAAGAAATAACTGAAACGATTGAGTCAGTAGACCAACGGCTACTAAACATCGCTGATAAGTTTGAAAATGTTTGGAATCAGGAAGTTACCACACTTTCAGTTAAAGATAAGGGCAAAGATTATAGTTTCAATTCTCTCAAACAACTTCAAGCTATGCGTAACGAAGTTTCTGATATTGCGTTTGGTGGGGGGCAAACTAATCAAAAAGCAGTCGAACTGTTAAAAGCCATAGATGAAGTTATGCAAAACCCTAGAGGTGGTAATACTGCATGGAAAGAAGCATGGGAAGAAGCTACTGCGCTCTCTAAACTTGCTTCTGATGTTAAGAACGCCAGTAAGCTCCATACTTTTTTTGCAAGAAACACACAGGTAAATCCGGCTGAGCTTGGGCAAAAATTTTGGTCGGGTGAGTTTAACTCTTCCGATTGGAATGTAATGTATAACTGGCTGATTAGTTCTTCCAAAACCCCAGCAGGGCGGGATGCCGCTAACCAACTTATTCGCGATGTGCAAAATGGTTTTTTACAAGACCTTGCTTCAAAGCCTGAGTTAATTGACCAACGCATTCGTGACATGATAAAAAACGATGACGCGTTGTTTAAGAAACTTGTGCCTAATGAGGCTGATCGAAAAGCTCTAGAAGATATTGCACAACGCTCTGCATGGTTAAAGTCTGATGCCGTTAATGCGGCTTTAGAAAGAGATATGTTTAACGGTGAAAGAATCAAAACTCTTTTAGCGAAAATGACACAAGCTGAAGCACACAAGTTTATAGAAGCAAACGGTGGCTTTATGAGCAATAAAGCATTAAATATGCGAGCTTCTGTTTTTGATGATATCCTCAAAAAAGTAACGGTGTTCAATACCGATATTGGTGCTGAAACCGTTGACCCTAGTGCATTGGCAAGAGAAATACAAAGTCTTATAAAATTTGAAGGAAAATATGAAGGTCTAGAGCCTTTATTTAAAAATCCGGATTATCCAGAGTATATGAAAGAGCTAGCTGACATCCGCACTTATGTAATGTATTCTAATCAACTTGAAGATTTGGGTTCAAGTTTGCAATCAGCTTCTGTTGTTGCTCAATTACAGGCACTAGATATTCGCGCTTTGAAAGCTCTTTTCCAAGCAAAATTCTTCGCTAAGTTTTTGGCTTCTCCACCTTCTGTTAACCAAATGAAAGATGTCCATAGTAGTAAGTCTTTCAAAATAGGTAAAGACTCAGTTTACGGTATTGTCCTTGATGATCTTCGCAGAGGCTTTGTAGACCAAAGTGAGTCCCTGGAGGAAGAAACATTGCGGACTCGCCAAGCTCCAGCTTTAGGTGATGTATCATCGGTGGCTCCAACGCCTACAACACCGCCTACAACAACGACAGTTAGTGCGCCTTCTATACCTACCCCTCCACCCACTGCTCTCAACATTCAAGCCCCTCCCCCTGCTCAGTCTCCTTCTGGGTCTAGCGGTGCAGACTTCGCTAGTTTATTCCCACGCGATGAGTTAGGTGGTGCTATAGCACAACGTCGTGGTCAAGGGATTATGAGTTTAGCGTAATGGATATAGATCAGTTAAGAAAAGAAATAGAAGCAGATGAAGGATGTGAGTATGAAATATACTTGGATCATTTGGGTCTGCCTACTTTTGGTATCGGCCATCTTGTTTTGGATACTGATCCTGAACACGGAGCGGCGGTTGGCACACCTGTCTCAAAAGATAGGGTGTCAGAATGTTTTGATAAAGACGTACACTCAGTGCTTTCCGATTGTGAAAAATTGTATGAAGACTTTTCCACCCTCCCTGAAGAAGTGCAAAGAATTATTGCAAACATGATGTTCAATATGGGCAGACCTCGTTTATCAAAATTCAAAGGCATGAAGGCAGGTATTGATGCCCGTGATTGGAATCGCGCCGCAGATGAAATGGTAGATTCAAAGTGGTACAGACAAGTAACTAATCGTGCTGAACGGTTGGTGTCTCGCATGAGAGCCGTGGAGATGTAAATGGTTGTTGCAGAGGTACTAACCGGAATTGCGTTAGTGCAACAATCCGTCAAATTTATCAAAGATAATATCAGCACCGTTAAAGATATTGGCGATATTGCAAGCCAGATTGATGATTTGTTTACAGGTGAAAAGCAAGTCCAACAAGAACGAAATAAAAAATCTAAAACGGGTTTAAGTGATCAATTTGGTGTCAATACAGTAGCTAAAGAAATCATTGATGCCAAACTTGCCGCAGAAAAAATGCACGAAGTAGCTGTTATGGTGGATATGCGCTTTGGTCCTGGAACTTGGCAAAGTATACTAGCTGAACGTCAAAAAAGAATACAAGAGGCTAAAGAAGCGGCATTAGCCGCAAAACGAAAACGGCAAAAAGAGCATGATGAAATGATGGAAAATGTAAAAACAATTTTAATTGTTGGCGGTATCCTATTAGTAGCCGTTGTGATTATCGTAGGCACGATGATATCAGTCGCCAATGCTGTTGGTTTTGTTTGAGAATAGAACCTTACTTAAACAATCCAATCCCTGAAGTCTTCTGCAAGGACTTGACTTGCTATATTGATTTTATTCCGCAGGGCTTTCAAGATACGCTCGTCGACTGTGTTTTCCGCCACAATATCGATGTATGTCACTTTGCTAGTTTGCCCGATACGATGCGCTCTATCCTCACTTTGTAACCGTATTTCAAGGTCAAAGTTATTGCTGTAATACACCACAGTCTTAGCTTCTGTCAGTGTTAAACCGTAACCTCCTGTTCGTGGTTGCCCTACAAAATACATAAGTGGGTCGTTAGGGTCTTGGAAACGGTTGACAATGTTCTGCCGCTCATCACTCTCTGTTTCCCCATAGTATGTAGCTACACTTTGCTCGCCGTATTCTTTTGCAATAGCTTGCTCAATATTCTTAATGTCGTGTGTGAAGTTAGCCCATATAATAACCTTGCCATCAACTTCTTCCAGCACCGACATAAGTTCTGGCAGTTTGGCTGAGTTAAAGGTTTTCATTTCGCCATCATCTAATCTTACATGGCCTGAACAAACCTGTTGTAAACGTAGTAGCTGTGTGAGGATAGTATCTGTAGTTACAGAGCCTTCTTCTAGCATTGCTAGGGCAAATGTTTTAAGGCTACTGTAGACTGATTTCTGTTCATCTGTAAGCTCGACTGCTCGTTTGATATATACTTTATCGGGCAAGTCTAAACAGTCTTCTTTCTTTACGCGGAAGCTGAAGTTTTCCAGTATGCCATTGAGTTTATCAAGGTTACGGTAGCCCACAACCTGATTAAAACTGTGCGCTCCCATGCTACGGCGTTGCACAACAGCATACTCGTATTGGAAGCTAAAGTAGCTACTATGGCCTAACAACCACGAATCAAGGAACTCACATTGTGTGTATAAATCCATAGGGCTTTTGGTTACTGGTGAGCCTGTTAGGATACGCCTGTATCTGGCCGACTTACCAATTTTCACGATGTTTTTGGTGCGCTTGGCATCCTTGCTTTTTATGGTAGTGCTTTCATCTACAGCCATGAGTGCGCTGTGCGCTTGCAAAAACCGCTCGGCTATTTCACAGCCCTTTTTAGTGCTGAACGCCTCAACATTCATAACAAAAATCTTGAGATTATCATCTGGGAAAAACAATGTCTTTTGCTTTTCAAGCTGTGTTTTTGTTTGGCTAGGGTTCCACAATACCGTGTCATACATAACATGGTCAGGAATGTGCGTGGGCAGTTCGCCTTGCTCCCAGTTTCTATACACACCTTTGGGTGCGACAATAAGAGCGGCGGTAACTTCGCCACGGTCATACAGGACGCACATATTATCAATAAGCACTTTGGATTTGCCTGTTCCCATATCCATGAAATAGGCAAACTCGGTTTTGTTCCAAGACTTTTTCAGTGCTTCCAGCTGATGCTGGTAGGGTTGAAACTTAAATTTATAACGCATAACACCGCTTTCTAATGGGTACTTTGTATAATAGCACCCAAACCAAAATCTTGACTACACTTTTTGTATCTTGTTTTTATCCGCGCGACCAGTCAAAGTAAGCGTTTGTAAATTAACAATTCCCAGATATCAGATATCAGATATTAAAATATCGGATAGACCAGTATGATAACTTTTTTATTTAACTACTATATATAAAAGCGTATGGTAATTGTGTTGGGCAATCCCGCCCAGCGTAGAAAGCAAAGCGGAGTAGAAAGCCGTGACAGTCTACATTACACAAGAAGTGCGTGGTAGAGATATCACAGATGCAGTTGCTTTTGGTGACCTGCAAATACTTGTTCCGGCCAAGGAACAGGTTTCTTTTAGCACTCAGCCAACAGTTAGGCGCATTCATCGTGGCTTGCGTAACTTCAATGATGACGACTACCTACTGCTCTCTGGCGACCCCTTATGTATAGGCATTGCCTGTGCTGAAGCGGCGCGGCGTAACAGTGGCAAATTCAAAGCATTGAAGTGGGACAGGCTAGAGGAACGCTACTATCCGTTGGAAGTAGATCTATACCATAGGAAGGAGTCTGCCTAATGGACTTTGAAAGTGTGGCTGGAGACCTAACCAGCATTAATCAATCAGGTATCAGCACTATAAGCAACCTATGTAAACAACAAGTTATGTTGGAACAACGGATCGCTGATCTTGAGCAAGAGCTCAAAGATGCCAAGCGCGACCATCGCAAAATTGCTGAGGATTTGCTCCCAGCGGCAATGGATGAGCATGGTATGTCTGAGCTTAAAATGGATGATGGCAGTGAAATTAAGGTCGCACCTTATTACAGTGCCAGCATTGCTAAAGACCGTGCTGAGGAAGCCTTTAGTTGGCTTACTGAAGCGGGGCATGGTTCACTAATTAAGAATCATGTTACTGCGGCTTTTGGTCGTGGTGAGGATAACCTCGCAAAAGATTTGCTTGCCGAGCT